AATTGTTCATAAATTGTTGGATCAGGTTCTTCCACTTCAAATCCTTCAACTATAGCACCTTGTACCACCTTAAATTCAATAAGATTTGATGTTCTAGTGACTGAATCCTTTACACCAAATATACCAATTACAATCTTACCTTCAGTTTTTGTTATATCATTTGGGAATACACATTTATTATCTTGTAACACCTTAAATGATACATTTGTGATGTTCTTGCCTTCCTTCTTATAGAATGCAGCTACCTTAGCAAATCCATCCCATTGTTGGCAAAACTCAACTTCTAATGTGTTTTCTTCAACACCACCACTTGCTATTGTTGGTAAACTGACAATGTTCATCACTTGATCCAAACATTTTAATTTTAAAACGCTCATTATTCATCACATCCTTCATTTTCGAGCATAAGAAAAGCACCCCATTATTTGGGATGCTCTTATTTATCTATTCTTTTATGATAAATTGGTCTATTTCTTCTTGACTTAATTCAGATAGTGCCTTGTTATGTTCTCTACAATATAAAGTGATTTTCCTACAATCATACTTAACTGTGGCTTCAAATGATTCAGTCAATTTACTATAGTTATCAAGTTCATTATGTTCCTTTATAGTATCTGTCATATAACTTCTTGGCACTCCTTTCATCTATCATCATTGTTCTATCACTAGGGTTCACTAAAACTGCCCCAAGTTCCTTCATGTAATATTCAACCAATTTTGTTTTGGCTCTAAATATTACCACACCATCAAATCCATATTCATAACTTTGCTTAACTGCTTCTGCAAATAGATGACCACCTACACCAGCGTATTCTTTAACCTTATTCAACTTATTATGTGGATTATTGAAAGGTGCTGATTCAACTATATCAACAAGAACGGCTTTATAATCTCTAAAGTCAGGCTTTGTAGCAACCAATCCTTGGATTCTATCATCACCATCCACTTTAATACCAAATACCTTATATCCATTTTCTTCAGGTTTTGTCCAATCAAATTCCCAATCTTTAAAACCAGATTTGGAAGGTGATATCCTTGTAACTGATGTATTTACAATTTTACCATCACTTAATCTTCTTAAGCATGGTGTCTTTTCATCTATAATTATACTATTTTCTTCCATTGCATTCAAGTACTTCTTCTTGAAATCTTCAAAGTCTTCAGTTTTATCAAGTCCAAAATAAGCTGCTCTATCTTGTAGTTCTTGTAATTCATCTTCATCAAGTTCCCATTTTGCCCTTGTTAATATGTTACATCTACAATTGATATCCATATGTGGAACACCAAAAGCACCAGGATGCTTGGCTTTAAAACCATTTACTTCAAATAATTCATCAAGTTCTTTAATCTGTCCATCTAACTTTCTGTGTAATGGTCTAGTTCTTGAATCCCTTGAAGCATTCCATTGCTTGACTACATCTGCACCTTTTTCTTTAGCCTTATATGAAGCATCTAAAGATGATTCTTCTTGAATTCTATGTCCTTCAGTTCTTGCAATTCTAATAGATTTATTAAGACCAATATTTGTTTGTGCAGCTAATTCCTGTGCAATCTTACCATATGAATAATTATTAGCAAATCCCCTTGATATTTGGGTTCTTACTTTCTTCTTCAGTACATCTATATTTTCACCTAAAGATGTATAAAGGCTTTTAGATAACTTGGAATCAAGCTGTAATGCCTTAACAACTAATTTTTGATTGATAGGTGCTATGATTGGAATACCTTGCTTGTGAATTGAATACATAGCACCCATATATCCATTTTCATAACACTTAGTTAAATAATCTGATATAGCAGTAAATTGACTTGCATTCATTTCATCTAAAATAGCATTTATTTGCTTTTTTAAAGCCTTTTGATAATCTACTTGATAAACAATAGACTGAAGGTTTTCAGCATCTGTTCTACCCAATAGCATTGCTATTTTATTATCAATATCACCAAGTGCTGTATTATAGATTTCCTTCAGTTTATCAATGATACCTTTTTCACTTGATAATAATGCTTTCTGCACTTCTATATCATGCTTGTTCATCCGTTACCATCTCATCTAATAGTTGTTCTTGACCACTAATATCAGTTTCATCAGTTGGAAGTTTATTTTTAATTTTATCATAATTAATGTCCAATACTTCACATATCTTTTGAACAATTGTTTCATCATCAAGTGTAGCTGCAAGACCAAGTAATGTATTAATAATTATTTGATTTGTTTCAGCTTCTACCTTTTCAATAGTTGCATTGTCAAGTGCATTAGTAATTGTTTCACGCTTGAATTCAATCTTTACATCAGAAGGTCTATAATCAGTTTTATTTAAAGTATTTATTTCCTTTAGTACAAACTTAAGTATCTTCCTTAAAAATTGTTTTAAACGGATTTCTAACTTATCACACTTTAGATCCAATAGAACATATCTAGATTTGATTACAATGTTTGTGATGTTACCATCACCTAATTGTGCAGAATTAAATCCCATACCAAATCTATAGATATTCTTTTCATCAAGTTCAAGTTTAACCTTTCTTGCATCATATGGAATATCTACTGTCTTATAGTCAAGGCTTCCACCTTCATCTACACCTACATGCTTCTTAGTCTTAACATTCTGCATTAATTCTTCTAGACTATCACCTTGGAATCCTGATACTACTACAAGATATTCAGATGCATCTTGTAGATTGTTTGATAAACCACAAGCCATCAAATCATAGTCATCTATTAAAGCCTTAATAGTTATTAAATCACTTGTTTGCTTCTTGTTATTATCTAATCTAAAGAATGGTATCTGTGCAAAGTTCTCATAATATGTTTTACTTGGATCATTAGACAGCTTATATGTAGAATGTGGCTTTGGATTAATCTTATATGATTCATCCTTTTGTAATTTGCCATCTTCAATCATTACATAGTAATGAACTAATTGTGAATCCCATACCTGGATCTTCTTAATAGCCTTACCATCTTTGATTCTATCAACATACCAATAAATAACATAATCAATATTATCATCAGTATATTTCTTATCAACTTCTACAACACCCATAGAATCTGCACATTGGAATGATAGTATTCCTTCTTCATTCTTATAGCCATACATGTATTCAAAGCCTTTAGACTTACAACCTGTAATTGTTTCAGATAATTCAGATGTGAAGTCTTCATTATCATTGAAATATTCATCTAGATACTTTTGTAGTTCAGGAATATCAGATTTCATAAATCCTTCTTTACCACTTAACATATACTGAACACATTGATCCACTAATTCTGTGAAGAATGGATGTGGAATCTTAATATTACTTCTAGTTGTATCAGGTGTTAATTCACCATCTGCATTAAAGTAAAATAATTGATAATTCAAGATGTCATGCTTACCTTCATAATAATCTTGTCCAACCTTTGCATTCTTCTTTTTCTTTGATGCCATATCATCATTCATAAATTTTAAAATTTCTGATTCTGTTAGCACTTTTTCACCACCTTAATGTAACCAATCTTTACCCTTGATGTATTCTTCTAATGCATATCGCATAGCATCCATTAAATGGTTGAAGTCATCAATAGGTTTATTTAATGTCTTACCAAACTTATCTTTATCAAAAGTATAGTTTGATATTTCAGTTAGGAAATTAACACATCTAGGATGAATGATGATTTCAAAGTCTTGAATCCATTGAACACCATTCATAATACTGTCTTTTCCTTTTTTAGCTGGTTTCACTCTTAAACCAAGTCCACTCAATTCATCAATTGATTTAGGTTCTGCACTATCAGCAGTAATCTTTGCTTTCTGATAACCCATAGAATTGATGTTTTCATATATACGCTTATTGGATAAACCTGTTTCATACATTTCATCCCATACATATATCTTTCGATTTGTCAAATCCAAGAAACCAACAAAAAAAGCACTTGGATCATTGGTATAACCAAAGTCTAATCCATGTGCCGATTTTATTCCCTTTATATTAAGAACATCTTCAAGATTGAAGTATTCTTCTTTCCAATTCTCATAGACCAATCCATCAACGATACCCCAATTACCTAGACCAGCTACTTGGTATCTTCTAGGATTGTTCTTTTTCATTTTTTCAAATACCCTTAAGTCTGCTACATCCAACCATTCATTACATAAGTAGTTGGTTGTTATAGCAAGGATATCTTCATCAGGTTCACAATCAAAGAACCTTTTCTTAATCCAATGCCTTTCATTCCAAGGGTTGAATGTTAAGGTTATCTGTTTAAATAATCCTTCAGGTACTTCACCACGAATAGATTCATCTAGGATGTCAAAATCTTCTTCCTTCATGATTTCATAGGCTTCTTCAATCCACATCCAACATAAGCAACCAACATCTACTGTTATTGATGTAACCTTTAATGGATCATCTAATCCCCTAAAGTATATCTTTTGTCCTGTTGGCTTATAAGTCATTTCAAGTGGTGATTCTTTAATATCCCACCAATCATCTACATGCAATCTATGTATTGCCCACTTTAATTCTGCAAAGCAAGAATCCTTTAATGTTCTAAATGTTTTACGAACAACTAAAAGATTTGCTTGTGGGTACTTCATCATATTTGTAATGTACCATAAAGCAGTTGTTTTTGACTTTTTAGATGCTCTTGAACCCTTGACTACTCTATATCTACCCTTGAATGCCCAAAAGCGTTTATAACCCTTTCCTACAAGTTTAGGAAGGTGTAATTTTATTACATTATTATTCTTCAAGTTCATCATCCCCACTTATTACAACAGGGATTGCACCATCCACATTTACCTTATCAGTAAATAATCCATAACGCTTACCAAGTAGTTCTGCAGCTTTCAGTTTTTCTTTTTCATCAGGTGCTTTGGTCATCTTCCTTGCAACTGATTCACCTAACCCAACACCTTCAACTACTACAACTTCAGATGTCGATTGTCCACGAACTACTGCAGTAAGATATTTAAGGACTTCATCCTGGTCTGCAATTAAGGATTTTTCCTTTTCATCCATTCTTTTCTTTATATATTCTTTGATGTAGGGTTTTGCTAAGTTTTCATTTCCTATAAATCTTGCAGTCTTTTTTGAATAACCAGCTCTAATAGCAGCTTGTGTGGCATTTAGATCCACAAGATATTCATCACAAAACCTTTTCTGTTTTTCAGTCATCTTTACCACATCATCACCACCTTAACAGAATGCAGTCAGTCACATTAGTAAAAAAACACCGAATAGTAATCATTTGAAAGGAGGAAATCAATGACAAAAGCAAAAAACCTAACATGACTGACTTATGAGGGTAAAGAAAAAGGACTACCAAAAGTGGTAATCCCCATTTCTTTACATTATAATGATATCACACATATTATGTGAATTAATAGGAAGTGTTTAGAATTTTTTCAACTTCAATCAATGCCCTACCATGTAATTCAGTTATCCATCTATATGTGTAATTCATTTCAACTGCTATTTCTTCCCAAGTTTTAAAGTTTAAATATCTTTCATGTAAGATATAAACATAATCTGCATTAGTAACCTTATCTATAACACTAATAATTTCTTTCTTCAACTCAATTGATTTTATAACATCACTTTCAAGTCGATTCTTGAATTCAATAATCTTAATATATAGATTTTCCTGACTTTGTGGATTAGGTGAAGTACTAACCCTTTCACCACCATAATTTTCACCATTCAAGGTCATAGCCTTTAGTTTCTCTATTTCATCTTGCTTATTCTTAATCAAGTAATCTAATCTTTTAACTTGCATTAAATAATCCTTAGCATTCATACTTCTACCTAACCTTTCCCTAAAATCCTTAAAAATAGCCTGTTCAACATCTGTTCAAGATGTGTTCAAGATATTTTTAGGGTATGTGAACACTTTTTTTGGCTTACCTAAGCCATTTTTTCGATTTTGTTCAAGTGTTCACATGATTTCTTATATATTCTTATATATTCTTATATATTATATAAATATTAATTAATAACTAATTAACGTATTTAGTTAATTTTTAATTTTTTCTAATTATATAAAGAATTAATTTTGTTCGTGAACAACTTGAACAGTCAAAATAATGGCTTACCTACAACATTTTTAGGTGTTCACTATTGTTCATTTGGTTCACCTGTTCAAGATGTTCAACATACTTTTGAGTTTTAAAACACCCTTCAAAAATTAACTTTATTAAATTTACTTAATTTTCAATTAATTTTTACCAAGGAAGTCTACCCCAAATTTTAACAAAGCCATCAGACATTTTCACAAAGATTTCATCAACTGCATCAATAATACTTTGGTCAGCTAATAGGTGTTTGTTACTTTCACTAATTACAACTGAAGTCATTTCTATTAAAGCATTACCTACAGAAAAGCCAAATCTACCAATTAGTAAATCACCTGGTTTTAGCATATCCATGCAAGACTTGTGATAAATATCTTTATACTTTGGGTTCACATTCTTCACCTTCATCTATAGGTTTATATCCTACACCTTCATCCATTGGTTTTCTACAATAATCATGCATTCTGAATATTGTTTCCCTTAATGATTCCACATCATTTAATATTGCTTTTTGTTCAATATATCTAATAGGATTCTTTTCATCCTTAAGTTGATTTTTTAAATCTTTACTTCTTTCCCATAGTGCTTCTATAATTTCATGCACTATTTGTTTATAGTCAACTTCATATGGTTGACAATTACATTTATCTGACATTCCTTTTACCTTAACCTTTCTTTAATATGTGGGATTCCACATGCCATTTCTTTCCCACTATCATCATATTCAAAATAACTTTCACCTTTCTTTAAATCCCTAGGTGGAAATTTTTCATCTAGATGCCAATGTGTATGATATAAAGTCAAGTCTTTACACCTAGGACACTTCAACATAAATGGAATAGGTTGCCACTCTTTCCCATTTGTAGTTGAACCTAACTTCAATCTACTATCTAGATTAAATAAAACTTTACAACCACATTTACATGCATATATAACTGATCCATCTACTACAATATTTTTCATCTTCTACACCTCAAAAGTTCCTGGCATCACATATATTGTTCTACCATTTTCAACATACTCATGGATTACATTAAGCACATTCAAGGCTGCATCTTTATCCTTATAATCACCTAATGTGATATAGTTACCATAAGCATCTACACCTTTTACAGCTTCACCAATCACCACAAACTTATGGCAATCAACTAATATCATTTTACTTTGACTTCTGATCCACATAATAATCACCTTTAAGCCACCAAGTCTTTCCATAATTGCTTAATGGTTCTATTTCAGTAAAACCGAATACTTTGTCATAATAATAAACACATATTGTACAACCATCTTCTATTATGCCTTGTGCCACACATATAGAGCCATTAACAACAATATCTTTATTAAATAACTTAAGCACCACTTCTAATGGACACCCTAATTCTTCTTCTAAATCCTCTAGTTTACCTAGTTTTTGAACACATTTAAAATGGTCATTTGCTACATAACCTATATGTGAATTGTCTATATGACTAAAAACAAAATCCGTTAATCTAAATTCTCTCATTCCCCTAACACCTCTTTCAACAGATACCCAATATCATTCCTAACCATAGATTTAGAATTCACACCATCTACTGCTAGTTGTTCTTCCCACTTAATCAGATATTCTAAAATCAATTCTAATTTTTTACTATCTTCAGAACCAACTATCCTTATTTCAACATTCATTGCATTTGCTAATTTAATAAGCCTTGCTTCAACATCCTTAGACCTTCTACACATATAAACAATACTTTGCATCTTATCAATTACTTCCAAGCGTTCTAAGGCTTGTTGGATAGTACTAATTAAACCATTACTATCTTTATAAGCCTTTATTAATTCTTGTTTTACTTCAAGTCTTAATTCAGGTTCAACATAATCAATTCTTGTTATGTATTCAATTAGCCATTTTAATTTTTCTAATGCTTCTTCACCTGTCACAAGTCAACACCACCTAACTTATTTGCCCAGGCTTCAGTATAAAACCAATAATAACTGACCTTATGCTTCTTCCTATATCCTCTAAAGCAGCTATTCCAAATGATGCTTGGAAGTCCTATCACTAATAGATAGAACCATCCAAGTATCAAACTTTGTCTATAATGACCATATTCATGTAGGATGATATCTTCATCATCCCAAGAACTTTCACATAAGAATATCTGATTTCCAAGTGAAACTGATCCACATTTCATATGTGTATAGTGGACAACAATTCCCTTTTCATGGATGTGATATGATGCTTCAGTTTTGACAAATAACTTCAGCATCAATGCCACTAGCTGTTGTGGTAAGCACCATATGAATTTAAGAAACCTAAGCATCATCATCACCCCAATCATCATCTATTACCGATATCTTATGACTTGCTATATTCACATCAACAATTTCATAAATAAAATCATCATGTCCATATGTCTTATTCATTTGATATCTAGCCTTAGTTACATTTTGGAACAGATATACTTCACAATCATCAAGTGCTTTAATATTCTTGAATCCGTTATATGTATATACCTTCATTGAATCCATTGTTAATGTTTTAACTATTACTTTTCTTTGCCTTATTTCTAACATAATTACCCCCTAACATAAATACCTGTAAGTTTACCCTTGATTCTTCTTCTAACAACTATTAGACCAAGTCTTTTATTCAGTTCTTTAGAAAAATTAGCCAAGGTCATTTCTACAAATCCATTTTCTACACAGAACATTTTGTACATCCTATAAACATCCCTACTAGCCTGATTTTCAATATCAGAAAGTTCATGTTCTTGTAAGAATAGAATGATAGGATTGTTGGAAACTTCATATTCATCAAGTTCCTTTTGAACCTTATCTGATTTAGTGAATGCATTATGCTTAAGCACTCTTTTTAAGCCTTCTATTGCAATATTGATTGCATATTCCATAACTGCTTCATCCTTCAATTTATAAGTAATGAATGGATCAAAATCATCATCCATTTCACTAAAGTTAGCATTGAATGGAATGATTACTAATCTTCTTAATACTGCACCTGTCTTATCCTTCATTTTAGGAATATCATTTGCACTATAGATTTGTTTCGCATATACTTTTAGGAAGAATATATTTGGATCACCTTTGATTTCTGCTTTTACTTGGTTACCACTAACTACCTTTTTAAAGTTAGCAATTGCAGTACCTTGTAAGAATTCATCAGATATATCATCACCAATGTTGGCTAGTACACCACCCATTGTTGCAACTGAAAAGCGTTCATCTAACTGATTTAAATCTAAAGCTGAATAATTTCTTGTACCTAAAACATCTTTGATAAGATTCAGGAAGGTACTCTTACCATTTGAACCTTTACCTGTTAATATGAAGGATTTGGACATCTCATTTCTTCTATAGAATAGATATCCAATACATTCTTCTAGAAGCATCCTAATTTGCTTATCATTACATGCTATCTTGTTAAGCGTTCTATTAAGTAGTTCTGAATAAGCATTAGGATTATAGTTATGTGGAATTTTATTTGTAATCACAATACTTGGATCAAATGGTAATAGTTTATCTGTAGCCAAATCATAAATACCATTTTTAAAGGCTATATAATTTGCATCAGCTACCTTTTCACTACCAGCACAGATTATATCCAAATACTTCAATGCTTCAGTTCTTTGTCTAGATGTTAATGTTGGAATATGCTTAATCATTGCAGCTTCAATTTGTCTTGAACCTTCCACATAAACACCATCATCATATACATGAAGTTGTCCATTAATCCTTTTGATGTGATTATTGTTTTTAATAAATTGTGCAAAATTATTATGCAAAAACTTACTTTCATCAAAGAATGCTACATCAGGAAATGCATCATCCCTTGTAATAGTTTCTATTTCTTCATCTGATAGTGGTTCTTGTAGAACATATTTATTAATCAGTTCAATGCAGAATCTTGCTTCATCTTTAGAAAATCCAGCTTTATTTAAGGCTAAGATATAACTGAATAATGCATTGTTTCTACCTTCACCTTCTGACATATCTAAGAAGTCAACATTGGCTTTGATAGGGAATAACCATTTAGGTACTTCCTGGTAATCAACACCTTCTTCAACATCCCATTCTACAAATCTTTCAACACCATCATATTTAAGTACTTCATACTGATTGTTTCCAATCTTAATATCTGCTTCTAAACCACAAGCAAGATTAAGATGTGTACCATTCTTGGTAACACCATTATTTTTAAATAGGAAGTGTCTACCTCTAGTTGTTTGGATCACCTTGCAATCAAGTTGCAAATCATCTACAATATCCATCAATATTTCAGATTGCTCTTTATTATCTATATCAATTAGGATTGTGTCATTCCCAATGATTCCAGCATATTCAGGTTCATCCTTAACTTCATCTAAGGTTTTGAACTTTCTTCTTCCTTTTATCTTCTCTATACATTTCTTGTCCTTTGTAAGAACATATCCCTTGTATAAGTCCATTTTTATCACCTCACTATAGAACACCAAATTGCTTTAAGCGTTCCTTTGCTAACTGTACATACCAACCTTTATCAAGGTTAGGTGGGCATTTCATTCCATTAATATCATCATTTAATATGAAGCAGTTATCAGGTGTGTCAGCAAACTTTTCATCACTACCCCTTGAACCACCACATTTATAAATTTTTCCTTCATAACCCTTAGATGCAAATACCCTGTAAGATTTATAAGTATATTTTTTACCATTGTGTTCAACCCATTTATAGTTATCAGATAACTTAACTAGTTTTTGAAATGGTTTCAGTTCATCACAATTATGAATAGTTACTTCAACAGGAATTTTATTAACCATATAATTAACTAAAGCATCATTGATAATAGGTAAGTCTGCATCTATTTCAGACAATTCTTTTACATACTTACCTTTTCTTTCACCTTGCTTACCATCTTCAATCCATATGTAGTTATTTACATCCTTTTGATAGATTTCATCTATTTGGTCTAATCCTAAAAGAATTGAACATTTATCAGTTGAACATCTAGATTCCCATTCATAACAAATATCATCAACCATATTGAATGCTTCATCAGTATCAGGAATCATAATAATTAGACCATCTGTGTTAGATTGGATTAATTCAAATCCTGGTACTGATTCTAACTTTTCAATTAGGTCTAGAAGCATTAGTTGTCCATTGATACACATAATATTATTGTTTCTTGGATCATAAGCTGGATTGAATTCATCTTTCATAGCACCCGATAAGGCATTTAATAGTTTCTTATAAGGTGCTTGTTCTTTCTTCTTACCAGCTTTCTTTAAAGCCATTCTAGTATCATAAACTTCCTTATATTTTTCAGGATGTTTAGCTGCTCTAGTAATTAATTCCCAAGCAATAAGAAGTGATGGATAGTAAGAACCAACATCTATATGTAGTATCAAACCTTTTCTATGAATAGGTTTCTTTTTAACCTTTACTTCACCACTTTTAGTTACCTTAATAACACCATGTGCACCATGAATACCACCAAAGCCAAATGTATGTGGAATACCAGCTATATAAACTGTAAGTTTTCTAGAATAGAAGTATTTTTTCCACGCTTCTTCATTTGTCCAATCATACTTATCAAGCAATTTCTTAAACTTCTTCTTTTTCTTATCAGTATCTGCTTTTTTATACTTAGATAAAGCATCTTGATACTTTTGTTTCATTTCCTTAGTACAATCTTCAGGTGCATTCTTGAACCATTCCATCACATAAGCATATTTTTTAAGTTTGATACAAGGTAAGAAAAAGTATTCAAATTCATCATTGAAATTTCTAGGTTCACAATCTAGGACTTTTGCAGTTATACCAGCTTCAGTCTTACCAATATCTATAAGTGGTAGATTGAATACCCTACAAATTTCAAGCATTGCTTCAAAGTCAGCATACCTTTCCATAAATACTTTTACTGTTTCATGAACATCATGCCTACAATATTGAATTACTTCTTGAATTTCTTCAGGTGTTAGTTTCCTATCAATATCAAATGGAACAGATGATTCCCTAATGTCATTACCCATAAATCCTTCAAGCGTTTTAAGTCCTATAGGTGGGTTGGGCATAGTATCATAATTAACAAATGGATATTTGTTCAGTAACTTTGAATATTGCCATCCTTTTTGTTTTTTAACTATGATAGAATCAGATATCTTCTTTGGATCAAAACCACAAAGAATGCCTTTTTTTATGTATTGGTCATAACTTCTTGAATTGTACCCAACCCATATATTATTCTTATTTTTCTGATAAAGTGCTTCAAGTTTATCTTTATCATTCACAATGATGTGTTCCTGTTGTGCATCCATATCAAGGATTACTACTAACCAATCATACTTGAACACTTCATAGTCATAAAATAACATTGTGTATCACCTACATTCCCACTTAAAGTGGCATTTTTGATTAATTTAAAACTTCATGTTCGGTAAGCCAAGTTTCACCCATATTCTTGATTTCACCTGTTGCAAGAACTTCATATGTATAATAATACTTACGTTCATTATTAACAGTTTTAAGTTGGATATCAGTAATCTTAATATCTTCAATGATTGCACCATATTCATATGAAATTTGGAATTCTTCACCTACTGCATACAATGGTTGGAAATCTTCAGGGAATGTGACCTTTTGTGGTTCTTCAACAACATCATCAACATCATTAGATAATTGACCTGTAACAAATTCTTCTTCAGTAATTAACATGTATCCTTCATCAAAATAATTCTTCAAATCCTTTTCACCACAATTTACAAAGTCACCATTTTTATAAAGGTAGTAAGTTTCACCTTCTTTAACTTCTTCTGTAGCACCAATAGGTTCTTCAGTAGTAGCTGCTACTTCATCAACAGATTCAACAACAGGTTCTTCATCCTTTTGATATTGAATCATGTAAACACATTCCTTTTTCAAAGGATACTTTTCCACTAATTCATTAAATAAATTAGGGTTCTTTTCAATCAATTTATCAATGTCAAACATCTTATTGACCTTTGCCATTATTAATTTATGTTCATTTTTCTTTGCCATTTTTTCATCCTCACTTTTTGTTATTTTTATTGTTTTAAATAATTGTTCAAATATATGAACTAATACATCCACTACAATTGAATTACCAGCTTGTTTATAAAGTTGTGCATCAGATGTTGGTACTGATTGTGCTTTTGCAAAATCCTCATCTGTAAACCCCATTAATCTGAAGCATTCTTTAGGGATTAATTTGCGAATCCTCAACCCATTGAACACCCTTTGTTTATTGTGTATTGGATCAGTTATAGTTTGACTGACACTATTTGTAGACCTATTGTATAGATCCATATCTAATACTTCATCTTCTTCAAACTGATTGTTTTCAATTGTTTCCCTTAACTGCTTTGTATCTCTATATAGTGGAAATTTATTTCCTACCTTATCCTTGACCACAACTGCAGTAACTTGACCATGGTTTTCCCTTACTGTTGGTACTATTCCATTCTTACCTACAATAGGTGTAGCATTATAATTAGATTTATAATAATTACCTATTACATCTATTTCTTCAGTATTAGGTGATTCTTCCTTAACATCTACACTATAACCACGCTTCAAAGGTACTTTAACCACCACACCAACATCATTTTGTGATTGTGCAGTAAGTGTTGGAATCATATCGTGTTGTACAACACCACGCTTTTGATGTGGTCTATTAGTGTAAACACCATCACCTTCATAGGCTTCTGTATAGCCTTTCTTGGTATTTTCTTTTATTAAGATTTTTTCCTTAAGGTCTTTAACCTTAATTTCACCATCTAAGCCATCAACAATGAAATTACTTACACCAGCCCTTTGATTTCCACCTGCACCACGAACTGATAAGGTATGTGCTATATTAGGATTAAGCATATCTTCATCTGCTCTACCTTCCCACTTAGTACCTTTTTGTGTATCATTCACATCAAGTACATATTTGACCATTTTTTCAGATAAGAAATACTTTTCATCAACTTCAGTATCAAGCATATCTTTAAGCCTTAACTTCAGTTCAAAAGGTTTTGGAAATTCAAATGTTCCTGGATCTATATCCTTTCTGATAGATACAATGAACACCCTTTCCCTATTTTGTGGAATACCATAATCTTTTGCATTCAATACTTGCCAATAGCTGTTGTAGCCAAGTAGATCCATTTCATATAGATAGTTATCAAATACAGGCTTATGCTTCTTTGATATTACATTCTTAACATTTTCCCAAAGTACAACCTTAGGTTTTGTATCTGCAACAATTCTTACTGTTTCATATAACAATGAACTTCTTGTTCCACTACCTTTTTCACCACCAGCTTGTAAGCCAGCAAGTGAAAAATCCTGGCAAGGACTACCATGACTGACTAGGTCAATGTCCATTGGAAGTACTGAAGTATCAACCTTGGTAATATCACCTAGATTCATACTTTCAGATACATTATGTATTGCAGCATAAGATTTAGATGCATATTTATCAATTTCACAATAATTAACTAGTTCATAATTTACATTTAGTCTTTCAAGTGCTTTTTCAAATGCACCTATTCCACTAAATAGTGATAATACCTTCATAGATTCATCCTTTCTAACCACCTAATGAATGATGGCTAAAATCAGACATTTTAACCATCATTGACACTTAAAGTGGCATTTTATTTTAAAAAAATATAGCATTAAGCATAGACTTCAATAATTTCAAATGTATCATAACCATTTTTATCTTCCTGATAATCTAGTAAATATTCTAACTTATCCTTATTAATTGCTTCATGGATATCTAGAATTAAATCATTGTATTCACGATAATCACCATTGAATTCAACATCAATACCTGAATCTAAACTTCTTAAGAATTCATTAACAATGTGAATTGGATATTCAGATGCAATTAGTTTGTTCATGAAGATACAAGATTTCTTATACTTACCTTCTAGGATTCTAAATTGACAACTGAACATTGGTAATCCCTTATTAGCATCTGATTTACAAGCCTTGATTTCCATCTTTTCAATCTTAACTTCATATTCACCATGTGGTACATCTTCATATTCAGTATTGGATGATCCATTGTTTTCTTGGATTTCCTTTACACCTTCTGCAATTGCCTTACCATCAACCTTCTTGTTGAATTGTGCAAAAATATCATTGCTGTTATTATTTCTAGCCATAATTATTTACCTTCCTTTTCCTTAATTTCTAACTTTTCTAGTTCTTCTAGTTGGTGCTTCACTAACAGATTCAGTTGGTGTCACCTTTGGTGCTTCTTCAACCTTAGTTTCAGTTGCTTGACCTCTAGTTCTTCTAGCTGCTCTTGATGTAGGTTGTTCAACCACTTCAGTAGCTGCAGTTTCATCTTGTGGAACTACACCCCTACTTCTTCTACTTCTTGGCACTTCTTCAACCTTTGGTTCTTCAGTAGGTTTAACTTCTTCAGTTGTTTCTTTAACTTCCAATTCTTCAGTGGGTTTTGAACCCCTTGTTCTTGCCTTTTTAGAAGGTTTTTCTTCAGTAGGTGTATTGTTTACCTGTGAAGTACCTAAAGTGTTATAAACACCCACTAATGCATCCCAAGATAAAGGAATTTGGCTTACCTCTATTCCTTGTAATCTACCACCACCAAATACTACTTCATTTTGCTTGAATGATAGAACACGATAATCATCAGTTTCAACTACAACCCTTGCAACAATATCAACCATACCAGCTAACTTATTAGCAACCTTATCATTGATATTTGGTTTAATTGCAGTAATCTTATCACCTGTTTTCTTCATAATATCCTTAGAAGTATCTTCATGTGATATTAGAATGATGTTATATGGAAGATTTAATAGTCTTCTATATGTTGATAAGAATTCAATTCTT